TTAACAGACAAAATTACTTTAATAGTTTGAGAATGGTTTCTGCAAAAGTAAATGAAAATACTTTCTTAAATTCATTACCAGGAAACAAATCTCTTACAATGAAATTAGATTTGTCCACAACTAATCCAAAATTAAGTCCTATGATTGATTTGGATCAATCATCAATACAATTGATTTCAAATAGAGTCAATTCTGTAGTCACAAATTATGCCACTGATTTAAGAGTTTCATCTTATGAAAATGATCCAACTAACTTTACTTATATAACCAAAAATATTGCTTTGAGTAATTCATCAACAGCTTTGAGAGTTTTACTTAATGCTTATGTTAATACTGAAAGTGATATTAGAGTTTTCTATGCTCTAAATCAACAAG